AGTTTGTCGGCGCACAACGCCGCTTTTCCGATCTGCTCATCACACGCGGGTTGGACAAATGGCGCAACGGGATGGGCGTGCGCGGGTTTCAGGGCATTGGCCTCAAGCACCCGCCGACCCCTGCCTACACCCCCTACGCGGACAACTGACCCCTATGAAAACCAAGCAGTCTGACGCAGCTGACGCAGTTTGTCGTAACCCCTACGCGTGCGCGTGTGCGCGCGCCTCATGGAGAGTTTCGTCACGAAGTGTCAGCTGCGTCAGATCTGCACCGGATAAGGACTGACACCATGATCACCACCATCCTCGCCCTTGATCTGGGCACCACCACCGGCTGGGCGCTGCGCGGCAGCGACGGCCACATCACCAGCGGTTCCGAGAGCTTCCGGCCGCAGCGCTTCGAAGGCGGCGGAATGCGCTTCCTGCGCTTCAAGCGCTGGCTCAGCGAGATCAAGCAATCCTGCGACGGCATCGACTGTTTGCACTTCGAAGAGGTGCGTCGCCACGTCTCGACCGACGCTGCCCACGCCTACGGCGGTTTCCTTGCCACGCTCACGGCGTGGTGTGAGCACCACCAGATCCCGTACCAAGGCGTGCCTGTCGGCACGATCAAGAAGCACGCCACAGGCAAAGGCAACGCTGGGAAGGAAGATGTCATCGCTTCCGTCACCGCGCGCGGGCACACGCCGGTCGACGACAACGAGGCCGATGCCCTGGCACTGCTGCACTGGGCAATCCAGCATCACGACGATTGCCAGGAGGTGTGAAATGAAAGTTCCCACACCCCAGTACCGCTGCCCCCTCGGGCGACTGCAACCCCAGGCCACCGATCTAGACGCCATCAAGGAACGTGGCTGGCGCGACCAGCACATCCTGGTGGTCAACGCATCCGATGAACGTCTGGACTTCATCGAGCGAGAGATCGTGCGCCGCATTGGCGAACGCTTGTACGGAGGGGCTCGTCATGGCTGAATGGACGATTGAGGATGTGGCGGCCCGCTTCGAGGAGGCCGCCAGCACCGGACGACGCCTGCCCCCTGTGCGTGTGCAGGGCTACTTCAACACATGGCCCGTCATCGTGCGCAAGGAGTGGGAGACGTTCGCAGCCGATGAGCACGTCTATCGACCGTTCCCACCCGCCCCGGACGCCATCGACCGGATGCTGGAGACGATGAAGTGGGTGCAGTGGTTGGAGGTCGAGCAACGACATCTGGTGTGGATGCGCGCCAAGCGCTACGGCTGGCGAGACATCACGATCCGCTTTGCCTGCGACCGCACGACGGCGTGGCGTCGCTGGCAGCGGGCGCTGGAGATCGTGGCCGAGAAGCTCAACAGCGAAGGCATCCGTGCGCCTTCCAAAATCGTAGGCCAAGCAGGGTAATGCTTGCCGCGTTTGTCCTTCGTTTCCTGCGTTTGTCCCTTTTGACGCTCGCCGAGGCTGCAACAAATCACCCCGGTCGGGGGTAGTATTTCAGCTATCTTCTGGACAGCGGTGACGGTTCGGCGAGCGGCCCGAGGCAAAAGGGGTCCTTCCTCCCGAAAATCCCATGCGGGGGGCGCGAGCGCGACGCTTTTCTAGCGTCAGGGTGCGAACCAAGGTTCGCACGGTTCGCAGGTTCGCACCCCATCCAGTTCGCACCCTTCACTCCAACCCGCCCACGGCATTGCTCGTCGGCGGGTTTCCTTTTTCTGGAACCCGAAACCTTGAACCCTTTGAACGTCGAGTACCGCAAGGTCGAGACGCTGATCCCCTACGCCCGCAATCCGCGCACGCACAACGACGCGCAGATCGCCAAGATCGCGGCCAGCATCGTCGAGTACGGCTGGACGAACCCGATCCTGGTCGATGGCGGAAACGGCATCATCGCGGGCCACGGGCGTCTCGCCGCCGCGCGCAAGTTGGAGTTGGCAGATGTGCCGGTCATCGAACTGGCGCACCTGACCTCGGCGCAAAAGCGCGCCTACGTCATCGCCGACAACCGGCTCGCACTGGACGCGGGCTGGGACGAGGAGATGCTGGCGCTGGAACTGGCCGAGCTGTCCGAGGGAGGATTCGACCTCGCGCTCACCGGCCTCGATGCCACTGAATTGCAATCGCTGCTGGTGGACGAGGAAGCCGCCGACGCCGAGGCGCAGGACGACGACGCGGCAGATGACGCCGACGAGGTGCCCGATGCGCCGACCGATCCGGTGTCCCGCGCAGGCGATGTCTGGGCCATCGGCGCGCATCGCCTGATCTGTGGCGACGCCGCCGACGCCGATGTGATCGCCACGCTGATGACGGGCGAACGCGCGACGTTGTGCTTCACGTCGCCGCCCTACGGCAACCAGCGCGACTACACCACTGGCGGGGTCAAAGATTGGGATGGCCTGATGCGCGGCGTGTTCGCACGCCTACCGATGGCCGACGACGGCCAGGTGCTGGTCAACCTCGGCCTGATCCACCGTGACAACGAGTTCGTCCCGTACTGGGAGGCGTGGCTCGGCTGGATGCGCACGCAGGGCTGGCGACGCTTCGGCTGGTACGTCTGGGATCAGGGGCCAGGAATGCCCGGCGACTGGCAGGGCCGCTTCGCGCCCAGCTTCGAATTCGTGTTCCATTTCAACCGCGAGAGCCGAAAGCCCAACAAGATCGTGCCCTGCAAATTCGCTGGGCAGGAAACGCACCTGCGCGCCGATGGCTCGTCCACCGCGATGCGCGGCAAGGACGGCGACGTGGGCGGCTGGACGCACGCGGGCCAGCCGACGCAGGACATGCGCATCCCCGACTCGGTGATTCGCGTGATGCGCCACAAGGGCAAGATCGGCCAGGACATCGATCACCCGGCCGTGTTCCCGGTCGCGTTGCCTGAGTTCGTCATCGAATCCTTCACCGATGAAGGAGACGTGGTGTTCGAGCCGTTCGGCGGCAGCGGCAGCACGATGCTGGCCGCGCAGCGCACCGGGCGCGTGTGCCGCTCGGTCGAGATTGCGCCGGAGTACGTCGATGTCGCCATCCAGCGCTTCCGGCAGAACCATCCCGACGTCGCCATCACGCTGCTGGCGACGGGTCAGACCTTCGATGAAGTCGCCGCCGCGCGTGACGTGGAGGTGACGGCATGAACTGGCTGGCCGACAAGATCGAGCAGTGGCCGACCGCCAAGCTCGTGCCCTACGCACGCAACGCGCGTACCCATTCGGATGCGCAGGTGGCGCAGATCGCCGCCAGCATCGCCGAGTTCGGCTTCACCAACCCCATCCTCGCAGGCAGCGACGGTGTCATCGTCGCTGGGCACGGACGGCTCGCCGCCGCGCAGAAGCTCGGCCTCGACGCAGTGCCGGTGGTCGTGCTCGACCACCTGACGCCGACGCAGCGACGCGCGCTGGTGATCGCGGACAACCGCATCGCCGAGAACGCGGGCTGGGACGACGAGCTGCTGCGCATCGAGCTGGAAGCCCTGCACGACGAAGGCTTCGACCTCGACATCACCGGCTTCGACGCCGATGCGCTGGCCGCACTGATGGCGGGCGACGAACCGCTGAACGACGGCCAGACTGATGAGGACGCCGTACCCGAGCTTGGCGAGACGCCGGTGTCACGGCCCGGCGATATCTGGCAGCTCGGCCCGCATCGGCTGCTGTGCGGCGATGCGACCGTGGCCGCAAGCTACGAGGCCTTGCTCGACCGCGAGGCTGTGGACATGGTCTTCACCGACCCGCCGTACAACGTCAACTACGCCAACAGCGCCAAAGACAAGATGCGCGGAAAGGATCGCGCGATCCTCAACGACAACTTGGGCGACGGCTTCTACGACTTCCTGCTGGCGGCGCTCACCCAGATGGTGGCGCACTGCCGTGGCGGCATCTACGTGGCGATGTCGTCGAGCGAACTGGATGTGCTGCAAGCCGCCTTTCGCGCTGCCGGTGGCAAGTGGTCGACCTTCATCATCTGGGCCAAGAACACCTTCACGCTGGGCCGCGCCGACTACCAGCGCCAGTACGAACCGATCCTTTACGGATGGCCCGAGGGCGCGCAACGCCACTGGTGCGGCGACCGCAATCAGGGCGACGTCTGGAACATCAAGAAGCCGCAGAAGAACGATCTGCACCCGACGATGAAGCCGGTGGAACTGGTCGAGCGCGCGCTGCGCAACTCCAGCCGTCCGGGTAACGTGGTGCTCGATCCCTTCGGCGGTTCCGGCACGACGTTGATCGCTGCCGAGAAGTCAGGCCGTGTCGCCCGGCTGATCGAGCTCGATCCGAAGTACGTGGACGTGATCGTGCGCCGGTGGGAGGACTTCACTGGCAAGCAAGCTACCCGCGCTTCGGATGGCGTGGTGTTCGATCAGGCGGCTTCCAGCTCTTCGATGATCGTGCAGTGAATCACGAAACCCGTGAGGTAGGCCATCCCGCGCGGGATGCCGTAGTCCTTGCTGGTTTGGCGACCAATCGTCCAGCCCATCCACGTCTGTGTGGCGGCATCGATGGCGTCCTTGAGGGGCTTGCCGACGTAGAGGCCGTTCTGCACTTCGTCCGCGTAGTGGCGGCCAAAGCGGCTGTCGAGGAAGGCGCGGATGTTGTCGAGGTCTTCGCCCGTGGCATCCGCGATGGCTGTCATCGCCATCGGCCACGCGGCGGCGGCGTGTTCGTTCATCGTGCCCCAGAAGCCCCAGGCTTCGTTGCGGGTGGCGGGAGTGGTGCTGTTCTTGCTCATTTCGTGCTCCTTCGTTGGTGCGTTGCGATGCTTGTAGTAACGCGCTGTGCGGGCCGGAAGCCAAGCTCTTTCTGGCCCCCGGCGCAATCTTTCTCAAGCAACGCGGTACACGCGCTCGCCGCCCTGTTCCTTGTCCGACGTGATGGTCAGGCCGAGCTTTTTCTTGAAGGCTCCGGCGAAAGTGCCGCGCACCGTGTGCTGCTGCCAGCCGGTGGCCTCGCAGATCTGGCGGATGGTTGCGCCCTCGGGGCGTTGGAGCATCCGGACGACCTCGGCCTGCTTGCTGTTTTCGCGGGTGCGAGGTGTGGGCTTGGCTTGGGCCTCGTGCTGCCACTGGGCTTCCGCGTTGGTGATGATCTTGTCCAGTTCGTCCTCGAATCCGGTGGTCGACTGCGGGAGTGCCGGGCGTTTCATGCCCAGGGCGTCGTAGCCCTCGGCGGCGACGCGCCAGCCCTCGCCATCGGGCGTGATCAGGGCGCGGTTGAACAGGCCGTCGAGCACCTTCTTGCGCGCGCCGCCTTTGATGTTGTCGGGGAACCATTCGATTTTTCCGCCGCTGGTGTTGATGGCCTTGGCGAGGATGGCGTGCTGGGCCGGGGTGAGTTGCGTGGTGGTCATTTGCTGCTCCTTGGGCGTGGTTGATGACGATGTGATGAACGCGCTGTTCGGGAGTGAAGCCAAGCGCTTTCTGCTTGGCTTCGCGGGCTTCCGGTCAGTCCTTGGCGATCTCCGCTTCTGTGGCCTTTGGCATCGATGCGCCGAGTTCGACGCCCGCTTTGAAGGCCGCTTCCAGCGCGTCCTTGAGGCACCACACCGCCGTGTCGTGGAAGTCGAGGCGGTCTGAGCTGCGTGTCTGCAGGGTTTCGATGCCGAGATGCTTCTGCGCGATCAGGGTCAGGAGGGATTCGATTTGGTTCATGACGTGTTCCTTTCGGGATGTGGTTGGCGTGACGTGATGAACGCGCTGTTCTCGATGGAAGCCAAGCTCAATCCGCAGGAGCGACGAACAATTGTTTGAAGAAGGTGCCCATGGGACTGTCGATCCGCGCCTACGCGCGCCACCGAGGCGTCTCCGACGCGGCGGTGCGCAAGGCCATCGCGGCCGGACGCATCACGCCCGAGGACGACGGAACGGTTGATCCGGAGCGCGCTGACGCCGACTGGGCGCGCAACACCGAAGCGCCGCGCAGCGGCACGCGCACGAAGCCCGTGCGCGTGGCCATCCCGTCCGACTCCGCACCTGCGGGGGACGGTCAGAGCGCGCTGCCAACGGGGGGCGCGTCGTTGCTGCAAGCGCGCACCGTCAACGAGGTGGTCAAGGCGCAGACCAACAAGGTGCGGCTGGCCCGCCTCAAGGGCGAACTGGTGGATCGGCCGCAAGCCATCGCCCACGTATTCAAGCTGGCACGTTCCGAGCGCGATGCGTGGCTCAACTGGCCCGCCCGCGTTTCGGCTCAGATGGCGGCCAAGCTGGGCGTTGATCCACACGCGATGCACGTGGCCCTGGAGGCCGCCGTGCGCGAACACTTGCAGGAGCTGGGCGACCTACGCCCGCGCGTGGACTGATGGACATCGATTACGAGGGCGCGGCCGAGATCGAGCGCGCGTGGCGCGAAGGCTTGACGCCCGATCCGCTGCTCACCGTGTCGGAATGGTCAGATCGCCACCGGATGCTCTCCAGCAAGGCGTCCGCCGAGCCGGGGCGCTGGCGCACCAGCCGCACGCCGTACCTGAAGGCGATCATGGATTGCCTGTCGCCGACGTCGCCGGTCGAGCGCGTGGTGTTCATGAAGGCCGCCCAGCTCGGCGCGACCGAAATGGGCTCGAACTGGATCGGCTACGTGATCCATCACGCGCCCGGGCCGATGATGGCCGTATGGCCCACGGTGGAGATGGCCAAGCGCAACAGCAAGCAGCGTATCGACCCGCTGATCGAGGAGTCGGCGGCGCTGGCGGAACTGATCGCCCCGGCGCGCTCGCGCGATGCGGGCAACACGATTCTGGCGAAGGAGTTTCGCGGCGGCGTGCTGGTGATGACGGGCGCGAACAGCGCGGTCGGGCTGCGCTCGATGCCGGTGCGCTACCTGTTCCTGGACGAAGTGGACGGGTATCCGCTGGACGTCGACGGTGAAGGCGACGCGATCTCGCTGGCCGAGGCGCGCACGCGCACCTTTGCCCGGCGCAAGATCTTCATTGTGTCGACGCCGACGATCTCCGGCGTGTCCGCCATCGAGCGCGAGTACGAGGCGAGCGACCAGCGCCGCTATTTCGTGCCGTGCCCGCATTGCTCGCACCGGCAGTGGCTGCGCTTCGAGCAGTTGCGCTGGGACAAGAACGCCCCCGAGACGGCGGCCTACATCTGCGAAGCCTGCGACACAGCGATTGCCGAGCACCACAAGACCTGGATGCTCGAACACGGCGAATGGCGCGCGACGGTGGAGGGTACGGGCAAGACCACGGGCTTCCATCTGTCCTCGCTCTACAGCCCGGTCGGGTGGCGCGCGTGGCGCGAGATCGCCGCCGCGTGGGAGGCTGCTGTCAGCAAGGAATCGGGCTCGGCGGCGGCGATCAAGACCTTCAAGAATACCGAGCTGGGCGAGGCCTGGGTCGAGGAAGGCGAAACTCCGGACTGGCAGCGGCTGGTCGAACGTCGTGAGGATTACCGCCTCGGTGGCGTGCCGCTGGGCGGCCTGCTCCTGGTCGGCGGCGCGGACGTGCAGAAGGATC